TCTCCAAAAACCTCCAACGTTTCTTGCGATCTTCTTGTACCAACAGGGCCTGATGCACTATCGGCATTGCCAAAAATTTCGTGCAGGAAAGCACCTGTTCTTCCTGGCGGATCAACGTTGCCAATGTGTGTTTCATATTCCATCGAAATAGCTCGACGGAACGTACCAGACTGATCTTGCGGCAATACCTCCTCAGCCCTAATCGCTGAAGGGATTGACGAAGACCCCTTTTCCACCGATGACGAAGGCTTGCGCAAAAATTCTTTATTAAGCCTGATGTCTCGTTTTGTGATCCTGTATCCAGCCGCCTCTATCTCAAATGCTCCAATGTCCGGCACTCGGACGTTTTCTTGCACGATTTCTTGTCTCGTGTCAGGTATTGAAGCCGAAAGATGAATAAACTCTTGATCATCAGACAATGCACGCAACTCAGAGCCCGGAATGCCAACAAATTTAAACTCAAGCTCTCTTGGTATTCTGCGTGGATGCGTAAACCTAATAAAGTTATATTGCTCTACGGGTCTGCTACCTCGAACAACAAAATAGATGTCCATCAAGCGGAATTTTCTGGCTTTTCCACTGCTATCCAATCCTGCTTCGCGTACAAAAACCTGAAACGCTGAAGATCTTATGATCGTGCCTGTGTATGTTCCAGACCGCACCTGCACTTCTTCGTCGTCGAAATCATCTAACTCGCTAGGTGTAGGAACAGTGTTGAACGCACAAAGACCGTTTAAACGCTGAAAAACTTTGCTGCGTATGCCAACCTCAGTTACGACCGCTGGCTTGTTATTCCTAACAATGCCAGTGGCAACTCTTGTGATCGGGAAAAATCCAGCACCAATTCCGCCTTTGTCAGCAATAAAATCCTTGCTTGGATTTACTACGTTCTGTTCGCTAACGATTCCAATGGCCCTTTGTCGGGACTCATCAGTATCAATACACTTCAAGCGAATCTTTTGAGTTTCGTCAATATCAGGATCAAACCGCTCCAGCGTTCTGCCAGAAACCACCCATTTAGAATTGCCAATCGCAAACTGTTCGCCAATTTGCATCGCTTCATCAGCTGCAATTTGCTCTGATGCAACAGAGGCGTTGATGTCGTCAACGTTCTCGCCACCTCTATTATTGCTTCGTTGGTATTTGTCTTCACGAATCTTTGTCGGCACAATCGTAAACTCAGCAACATCTCCAGCCTCGACTGTCTTTATTTCGCTGAAGCTATTGCTACCTGTTACCCTTTCGACTGATCCATTCGTTTTTGTCAGCCTAGTTATACCCATGCGAGGACTGTACTGACGCCCAGCTCCTTCCATGTCTTGCTTGCGAATCTCTTGCAGCTTGTCTTCATCTCCAACATTGACATCTTCGCCTTTCGCTCCAACAATCTTGATGCGGCGAAGAACCAACACGTAAACCTGTCTATTCTCTGTACCGTCTGGGATAGATACAACCTCAAAGTTCACCCGATAGCCGGTGCCATTTGGGATCGCTCCAAAAACCCCAAACTGTGTATTGTTGACCGGCGAAAATGCGTGGCAAAAACTTGTTGATCGATTGCTTTCATTGCTAGGGCAAAGAAAAACATCATCATCAGGACCTTCGTACTTTCCAGGATCTCCATTGCTTGGTTTTCCCGCTGTTCCATACAAAAGATTTACAAGGCGTAATCGGTTGAACCCTGAAGTTGAATTGACAACACCCGGTATTGGGGAATTGCGTTTCCAATAAAACGCAAAAAAGTCTTCATACAAAGCGTCTAAGGCGTTGTTGCCCAAGAAAATGCCTTCTAAGTCAGGTGGAGCAATGCCATCGGGGTTAATTCCTTCTGTACGACCTTGCTCGCCAATAACAAACATCAGCTTGGCTGATTGCTGCGTTCCATGACTGAGCATGCGTGACCACACCAGTTTTGGCGTGACCAACATGCCGCCAACGTTCTTCTCTTCGTTGTAAAGACCAAAGATGATCGGAATAGGTGAGCCGTAATCTGCAAGCTCATTCAGCGTGTCAAAACCACGGCTAGGCGTAAAACGATTTGCAGCATTGACACTGCCAAGATCTAACTGAGTCCGCTTTGATGCCTCGGGCATCTTGGGCTTTGGTGTGAGGAGGTAAGCAACACCAGTCAGCACAAGACTAATGGCAAGACTTACAAGGACAGTCGCTACATCATTTCGGACATCAGGCAGATGCTCATATTCAGCCGGACGCACCAAGCCCTTGCGCCGTACCTCAGCTGCAAACTTGCGATACTCCTCCTCTGTTATCCCAATCGTCTTGATTAACTCTTTCTCGTACGGAAGCAGTGGTACGTCGTAAACAGTTGGACCGAAGACCACTGAACCTTCTCCGACATTCGATTGACGTACAAGATTCCCGTCTGCCATGTGACTGCGAATGCCCAGGATTGCTGCGGTAGCAGCAGAATATCCCCATCATACTGAGGTCGATCTACTCGGGAACCCCAAGCCATTAAGTCTCGGCACACCTCCCACTTGCTTGCTTCATACCACGATTGCTTGAACGGTGGCGCGTCAATGCCCATCCGCTCCAATGCCTGATAACACAGGTGGATGCAGTCGATATAGCCGTCACTGCCGTCGGCCCCTAGCCGATACGGCATCCCAATTAGATCACTGCAATCGGACACTGCTACTGATCGGCAAATTGCCCACAAGTTTTTGCGTCAGAGAACGCCTTGGCACGTCCGTTCCAACAGCATCCAAGACAGAACTCAGCTCTAAGTTGAGCGAAACATTATCCCATTGCCCACCAGTCACAACACCCGTATAGGTGTGGACAGTAGTGTGCGTTGCTGACGTTCCAGTGTCAGGGTCAGAATCTTCAATGATCAACACTTCGACTTGCATGTAATAACTTCCCTTAATCGCGGCTCCTCCCCATTCGCGAGTTAATTCATTATTGGGAAACACTAAAGTCGCCTCAAGACCATCACCTGTGCGATTGACGGTAACGCCAGAAAAACCAAACGGCGCAAATTGATATTCGTCACCGTTATGCGTCAGCTGCCTGCCGATAAAAAAGTTTTGAAACCGGAAGTCAACAGTATCGTTGGGTGTGATCCTTAAGACATGACCAAAAGCAAACTGTGTCACATTCCCAACCTCTTACGAGTACCGCTGCTCATTTGCAACCGCTTTAATGTCTTCTGTTCACCCTGTTTAGCACCTTGATCAGCAGCTTGCCTCAAGCCCGCTTGGAACTGATCAGCAGTCACATAATCAACGCTGTTGATACGTTCCACGGTGTACCGAACGTCGATTGGTGCGGCAACTGCTGTTCCGCCGCCTTCGCCTGACGCTCCAGAAACTCCTGTTTCAGGGATAACAGAACCGCCACGAGCGCCACGCGAATAACGCGACATGCTTTCGCGCATCTTGCTTTCAGGAATAATGTATTCAGGCTCTCCGCCTTCACCAACAAGTGCAGGAGTTGGACCAGAGACGTAACCGCCGTCTGCAAGCTTGAGCGGAGTCGAAACCGCAATGTCCGCAAGATTTCCTGTGTCCGGCAGAACTGACGCCACATTAGAGCTAAAAGGATCTGGCGTCGAACCACCTCCTCCTCCCATGCCAGCAAACATCCTGGCAATGCCAATCGCGATGTACTGCGCAATCATCTTCGCAGCCGTATTTGCCAAAACATCAGCCACACTCTTCAACATATTGGCAAACACTTCCTTGATGCTTGCCGCTCCAGTGACCAAGCTCTGCAGGCCATTGACCAGTGAACTGCCAATCGCGTTGCCAATACCCTGAGAAACGTCAACAGCAACCTGCTGCAAATTATTCAAGTCTTCAGTGGTCTTACGGATAAACGCATTCAAAGGCTGCTGCGCTACAGCCAGTCGTTCCATGATTCCACCGGCTTGCGCTAGTTGATCGCCTGTAAAGCCTTTGTCATCAAGCTTTTTCAGCTCTCTTGCAATTTTTAAACGATCGCGTTCTGCCTGACTGGTGGCTTCTGTCATCTCAAGCTGGTGCTCAAGATCTTGAATCGTTGTCTCGAAAAGCTCCTGACGCTGGCGTTGCTCTTCCGTAATTTGACGCTCAGTCTCACGTTGCGCCGCAAGCTTTTCAGTTGCTGCATTGATATTGATTGCATCGATTACTCTCTGATCTTTAACCTTCGTCAGATCCGCTAAACGCTTGGCCTCAATCTGAGCAACTCGTTGTTCGCCCTGCAGACGGATAACAAGCTGTGCATCGCCTACAGCCTCAGCTGCAGCAATCTTGTCCTTAAACTGAGAAATCTCAAGTATCTTCTGCCGCTCCACCTCAAGGGCTGCCAACCTTTGCTTGATACGCGCTTCCTCACGCGCAGCTTTATCAGCCCCTCCTGCTCTACCTCTAACAGCAAATCGTCGGTCATCTGCAGCTGTAACGGGAATAGATACGGGATTGACAGCGGTAAATTCTTTTCTGATCTGCTTTAATGCATCTTCTTGACTTAAGAAAACTCGTCCTGCAGCCTCTGCTTCCGCACGCGCTTTAGTGCCAGATCGGCCTGTTCCTAGACTTTCTCCAGTTAATTCTTTAAAACGAGCCCTAGCAGCTTGCTCCTGAGAACCTAAATCTCCAAAGAATGCTTCTCTGCTGCCAGCGCCTGTAACAGCACCTAAAACTTGATTTACAATCTTTAAGAAGCCATTTAACGGACCAGAAATTAACGCAAACAACTGGGTCGTTAGCTCGCTCCACAAACGGGTAGTCTCGTCCGTTGTCTTGCCCAGCTCTTGTAAAGAACGAACGCCTTCATTGCCAATCTTGTCAGTTAACTCTTGGGTAAGAAGTGCTGCTAACTCTTCTACCCTGCCTTGCTCCTCAAGAACAGCTGCACGCTCTTCAATCGCAGACGTACTAAACAGCGACTTCTCACGCATGAAGTCCAACGCTCCACCCGTTGAATTAAGCGCTTGCCCAGTTGCTGCAGCAGCTTGCGCAAATGCTTCAACTTGAGAAACAATCGCTGATGCGGCAATAGCACCGCCAAGCCCTCCAGCCGCTCCACCGATGCCACCTGCTAATGCTTGGAGCGGACCACCGCCAAACAACAGCGGAAAACCTGCGCCTGTTGCAATGTCAGTAAACCTCTGCCCTCCCCTTCTTTCTCTTCGCCCACCGCCAGGAGTACGTCCAGCGGCTTCAAGCCTTTGCCTTTTACGCAGAATGCTTTGCTTGACTCGCTCCTGCCTAATAATCTCCTTATTTCTTGCAACTTCTTCGGCCTTTATGTTCAAAAGTCGGTTGTTTTCTCTGACTGACTCTGCATCTAAACCTCTTGAC